GTGGTTGTAGGTTTTGACGAGAAGAGTCCCATTTGTTTATCGCTTACAAAGGAAGTTGTGTAAAGACACAATGGAAAAACGGATAGGTCCACCAGTAAGAATACCGATAACAATGTACTGCAATAATTGCGGTGGAAAAGGTCATCTATTTCGCATGTGCACAGACCCTGTATTATCATGTGGCATTGTACTTCTTGACAGTTCAAGCCTACCAATACTTCCTGAAACAGCTCGACTTCTTATGATACGCCGCAAGGACAGTATGAGCTTTGCCGAGTTTATGCGCGGAAAGTATGATCCAAACAATGCAGACTATGTAGACCGTCTCATTGGAAACATGACCGTGAAGGAACAAAAGGCAATCACAACCGAATCGTTTGAAACTGTTTGGCGAAGTGTGTGGGGCGATGAGCACCTCTCCTCTGATTTCGCGAGTGCTCAACAGAAGTTTGCTCAACTTAAGGTTGCTGATATTGTAGCTAATAATCCATCTCCATACGAGGAACCGGAATGGGGATTTCCTAAGGGACGCCGGATTCGGGGTGAGTCGGATGTTGATTGTGCGCTACGCGAGTTTGGTGAGGAGACGAATATTCCCCGAGACTCTTTCATTGTGCTGAAGAACATTCGGATTGAGGAAACGTTCATTGGACTGAACGGTGTCCGATACAAACATATCTACTTTATCGCGCTCCTGCAAAAGCCGGAGCTGTTGAATCTAACGCAAAGGTTCACGCCCATGCAACGCCGTGAGATTTCTGGTATTGAATGGAAGTCATGGGCTGAGTGTGAGAACCATATTCGCCCCCACCATGTTCAGCGGAAGGAAATGATGGACGATCTCCGATCCATTGTGGAAACATTTGAAACAGTATAAAGGGAAACCGTCAAAAGAATGCAATGCTTACAATTATTACACCATGTGGACGGCCAGAGAATCTTAAGGTTCTTGAAGAGTCACTTGATCTAGATCGCGTAAAGTGGTTGATTGTATATGACACAAAGAATGGACCGTTCACACCTAAATACAATCATCCAAAGATTACCGAAATTGGTCATCCAACCCCTCCAGGAGGTTGTGCTGGACATGCACAGCGGAATGCAGGGATGAATCACGTACTCGAAGGCTTCATCTACTTTTTAGATGATGATACGGTTATGCATCCAGGGTTCTGGAAGATCTTTCCATTGATAAAAGATGAAGAGCATTTCTACACCTTTGACCAACAGCGTTGGGATGATTTTGTAGCGTTTCCGGGTGGCACATTCAAGGGTGATGTCCCCGCAGTCACGAAGATTGATAGTGCTCAGTATGTGGTCCCTCGACACATGTGTGGGTCATTCATTGAAGATGATTATCGAGCTGATGGATTTTTTATTGCTGATGTGAATTCTCGGTTTCCAGGAGCACATACGTACTTCCCTACCGTGGCTTCATACTATAACTTTCTTAGGAGGTGAAGCGGAATCCAGCTAGATAGACCGTAATACAATAAGCGACCACGCTCATACCAAAGACCCAGAACCAAACGGGGAAGACAGTTGCTTCCCGATCGGTGACGCCAAACGGCCGAATCCTTCCGTCACGCCCAAAGGCTACGGACGGCTTCAGATAGAGAAATGTGGCCATTAAGAAGAGATAGATGGTGACCATCCACATCCGATGGTTTCGTCGGGTTAAATCCATTGTAATACCTGTGTAAAAAGTTCGGCACCAAACACAATGAGGGCAGCACCAACCTACGTGCTTCCAAACCGGAAGGCGTTCTCCGATGCAATTACCCGAATGTTCATTAAGTCGGACTACAGGGCAAAAGACAAGGATCCATTGGATGAAGAGGATAAGAACATTGATCTGTGCACACAGCGATCAGGAACAGGACGCGAGCTTTTTCCATATCAGAAAATCATCCGTGACTACCTGAAGATTGAGACCCCTTATCGAGGCATTCTTGTGTATCACGGACTGGGATCTGGTAAGACGTGCTCGTCAATTGCAGTGGCTGAATCGTTATTGACCACGAGTAAGGTGTATGTTATGGTTCCTGCTTCCCTTGAAAAGAACTACAAGGAGGAACTGCAGAAGTGTGGTGATCCTGTGTATGCTGTCGAGAACTTTTGGACTGTGAAGCCTATGTCTGATGAGGTTCGTGCAGAGGGTAAGAAGCTTGGCATCTCTGACAAGTTCATGGACAAGTATAGTCGTATTTATACCACAACGTCTGGCAACGAACCCAACTTTGAGAGTTTGTCAACCCAAGATAAGGCTACGATTCGAGAGCAGATCAAGGATGTTCTTGATCAACGGTTTACTTTTGTGCGCTATAACGGCTTGACTAGGACGAATATTCCTGAGTACACGAAGGAGGGTATGTATGATGATTCTGTGGTGATTATTGATGAAGCTCATAACTTGATCTCTCGTGTGATCAATGAATCTGAGATCACTGGAAAACTATATGATGCAATCTACAACGCCAAGCGGTGCAAGGTGGTTGCTTTGTCTGGAACACCAGTCATCAACTCTCCGAATGAAATTGCATATATGATGAACCTTCTGCGTGGACCGATTGAGCGGATCACAATTCCGTTTAAGACCATTCCGACCTGGGATGAAGAGCGCATCACCAAGGCATTTCGTGCAATCCCCGAAGTAGATACGATCGAGTTCAGTGCACTGAAGAAGCATGTGATGGTCACTCGAAATCCCCCTCAATTTCGTTCAACCTACAATGGTGAAGGTGATCGTGTAGCGGTGCAGTACATGAAGGACCTTGCTTTCATTCCTCAGGCAGCTGACTGGGTTGCCTCTATCAAGAACAAGATTGAGATTGATGTGGGTGGAGGTGAGATATCATCTGAACGCGTGACCACGGAACAACTCACATGCTTGCCCACAGACTATGAGGAGTTCTCAAATATGTTCCTAGACGGACTGAACATCAAGAATCCAATGATGTTTCGCCGTCGTATTCAGGGTCTTGTGTCCTATTTCAAGGGTGCCGATGAGCGCCTACTCCCCCGTCGAATTGATTTGGAACATACATTGGAGAAGGTGGAGATGTCCACTGAACAGTTCACGCGCTATTTGGAAGTCCGCTGGATTGAGATGAAGATTGACTCTCGTCGTGGTCGCTCTAAGCTGAATGAGAATCTCAGCACATTCCGTGTCCCAACGCGTCTTGTGTGCGACTACGCAACTCCTCCAGATCTTCGTGTGGCTGAAGTCAATGCAGAAGGTGTGACAGAAGACAAGCCTCCGAACAACGATGAGGTCCTGAAGCGGATCAAGTCAAATCCAGCCAAGTATCTCTCAGAGAAAGCGTTGGAGGCATTCAGTCCTAAGATGTTGGCGATTCTGAAGAATATCAAGAAGTCCCTGGGAAACAACCAGTTCGTGTATTCTCAGTATCGTGCATTAGAGGGTCTGGGTATTTTGTCGGCAATCCTAGATACGGCTGGATGGCAACAGTACAAGATTGTCAAGCAGGCAAATCAATGGGTGGAGGATCCCAACATGCTGGACGACCGCCCTGCATACACATTCTACACTGGCGAGGAAAATGAGGAAGAGCGTGATTTAACCCGTCAGATCTTCAATGGTGTGTATTCGAAGAACTTTCCTGCTTCGCTCAAGGAAAGTGTTGCCAAACGCCCTAAAAAGATCCTTCAACTGCTCATGGCATCGGCCTCGGGTGCAGAGGGTATTACATTAGCGAATGTGCGCCACGTTCACATCGTTGAGCCCCACTGGACACCTGCTCGTCACGATCAGGTCATTGGTCGTGCAATCCGTATTTGCTCTCATGCAACACTGCCTATGGAAGATCGGACGGTCAAGGTGAGTTTCTACATCTCCGTCTTTTCAGAAGCTCAAAAGAAGACACAGGAAGGTCCTAATATCACTCCCATCCGACGCAATGACATGGTCATGAAGCGGTACGAAGGCGAACCTGTTGAAACGTTCATGTCCACAGATGAATACCTTTACGAAACGGCTTTCGAAAAGGAACGCATTAGTCAGAGGATTGCATTGTTGTTGAAGGAGTCAGCCATTGATTGTGAGATCCACCGAAAGCTCCACTCCAAGGAGAGACCAGTGGTTTCCTGTATGCGATTTGACAGCACAACCACAGGCGAAGATCTGGCATTCAGGCCGAATATTAAAAATGAAGAGCTAGATGAAACCGTGCTACGCAATACGTCCCGGAAACATCGGCGTCTTCAAAAGGTTCTGGTCAAGGGAATGTCTCTGATCTTAGACCCCGACTCTAAGGAGATTTTTGATGGCCCTGCATGGGATGATAATCAGCGCTTACTTCGAATGGGTGAATTGGTCAGCCCTACTTCGATTCGATTTCTGCTCTAATATCAGCGAGCCAGTTAGCGCATACTGAATCCCAGGTCTTAAACTCAAAGGATGCAGCGGCAGCCTTCTTCTCGGGGAGTGTCTTGATTGCCGATTCCATTGCATCTGCTATCTTCTTGTAGTCAAACGTAGGAGCCCAGAGACCCAGAGGCATTGTTCCTGGGAAATAGGTGCGATCCATCGGAGGAATGAAGGTGCACACGCTCTCATCCATGAAGGCACGATAGGTTCCAATATCCGTTACAATCTGAGGGGCTCCTGTATAGAGGTGCTCAATTTGACAGAGACCAAATCCCTCGCCGTCGGAAACATTGATACCAATGTCGGCTGCGTTGTAGATATCATTAATTGCAGAGTCAGGAACGGGTTTTGCTGACGTATCCACCATCATAAGACGAGTGGCCATCACCTTAGGATCTAGTCCATGACGTGTGAGCTCTGTCTGATACACACGATTTACATCGTAGTACGCACCCTGCTGACCATTCAGACCAGTGACAATCATCAAGTGATAGGGCTTATTAGGATCACGGCGGAGGAGCTCGACAAATCCCATAATTGCAAGATCGTGACGCTTACGCTGTGTGTTGCGATTTGCATTGACCATCAGGATAGAATCAGATGTCAGATTCATAGATGTTCGGATCGTTCTACGAGCAGACACTGGAAGCTTTGAAAAGAAGGATGTATCCACTGCATTCTCCAGCACGCGAATATCTGGGAACTCACCATACTTGGAATAGACATCTGCCCAGTGCTTCGTGAAACAGTAGATGCGGTCAGCGTTGTTCTTCATCGTCTCAATCAAAGGAGGGGCGATTCCCTCGTATACCTGATCCACATACAGCCAAAGCTTGTACGGGGACTCCCCCTTCTTGAACTTCATCGCCTCAATAAACCGGTGGATAATCAAAGGATCGTTATAGATCATCACGATGTCCGGATTGACCATCTCTAGATACTCATGAATCTTGTTGAATCCAAATCCCTCTTCCTTCGGATCCTCGTTTGCAGCCGCATCATACCCAACAACTCCATCAGGAACCTTACGAAGATTACCCCTACTCGGGTGACGCTGGAATCCAAAGTGATAGGTCTTGACCTTTGGAGCTAGAGTGCTCAGTTGCTTCAGAAGGTTAATGACTACCTTTGAATACCCTGTTGTCTGATCCACATGTGTGCTAACGAGAACGAACCTCATTTACTGTGATACTCTTTTCCCGTATAAATCACAAATGCAGGTCAATTCGGCACAAGATTACTTGACTCAAATGAAGCGCCAGATCATTGCGAAGTCGCTGACTGTTGCGCCTCCGCCCCAGAAGCGCCGGACCAATACTCAGTACATTGGTGTCATCGCCAATAAGTCTGATAGGTATGATATGTTTGTCGGAGGCGTTGGTATCAATACAAACGGTCCCGCTACACTTGGAAAAACCTTTACATCGTTGTGCTGTGTCCCGGCA